TTCCTGAAGTGCCACAAGCTACTGCAACATCCCATGTACCTTCTTCATAGTCGTCAAGTGTGTTGCTGTCTGTATTAGATGTTACACCTAGATTGATGCCTTTACCTGCTGTAGAGAAGAATATATCACCTGTTTCAACATCTATGTCACCACTTGCATTTACTGTAAGTGCCTGTGCATTATTTTGTATAATACTTACAGGATGGTCTGTTGTTGTGCCTATGTTCATACCACTGTTATTTCTATGTTGAACAATAGAAGTTACAGTTGAACCTGCTGTAGAATTAAATTTTATTTCTGAGTATTCGCTTGAACCATTAGAACCTGTGTTAGATAAATTTAATCTTACAGTTCCATCAGTTTCTGCTCTGCTTATTGTTACATCACCTGCATTATCAATTCTCATTCTTTCTGCTGCTGAATTACTACCATCAGCAGTTGTTCTGAAAATTAATGCTCCAGGAGTATCATCTGTCCCAGGAGTACCATCTATTTCAGCCGAAATAGAAGCCACTTGATTATTTCTATCAGTTCCATCAGCACCTAGAAAAACTATTTCTCCAATAACATCATTATCTTGAACAATAGTATCAGAGTTAACGGCTGTACCTCTGCTTTTACTAAGTATTAAAAGAGGTTGACCATTATCATTAGAGTTTCTTGTAATAGATAAAGATGCTTTATTATTATCAGTGCCTTCTATTTGTAAGGGTGGCGTTGTTCCATTAAATACGTCAGGTGTTTCTAACCCAATCATTACTTTATCATTTTCACCATCAACAAAAATCATGTGAGTATTATTATTTGACTCAACTCTAAAATCTGCATTAGCAGAATCTTCATTAAATACTGCTCCACCTGAAACTATTAATGATGGTGTTGTAATTGTTACAGAAGTATCAGCAGCCACATTAAGTTGCCCATCTGCTGATGAATTGATAAATATAGCACTGTCTCTAAGCTGTATTTTTTTATCAGTTGGCACACTTAAACCTAATGTAAAAGGTATCATGGCTGTTAAAGTCTGAGTGCCATCTTTTAAGATACAGGTTGTCAAACCAGTAGCAATACCATCAAACTCAGCATCAGTTCTGCTTGCAGATATTTTTATTCCTGCATCTCTGTCTGATGTCCAGTCATGTACTCTTGAGAATGTTCCTGATGAAAACGGCATTAAATCGGCCCTCCTGGTAATATATGATAATTAGCACTGACAAAACTAATTGCCTGTGTGCTAGATGATATTTTTATTCTTAATGAAATTGATCTACCCATTTTGTTGGTAACTTTACGTCTTTGTGTTATGGCACTGCCTTCAGCATCAGCCCAGTGTTCCTCATCCCACTCTGCCTCATCCCATGAAGCTAAATCAGTTGTAAATTGTGCAGGTGTCAGATCAAGCAATGTTGTTGGCTCATGGTCGACTGCTACACCAAATGAAAAGCTTATATTACTTACAACACCTTCTAACATTGGTGCTACTGAAGAAAACTTTTTAATACTTCCTCTATCATTAAAATAATTAAATGCTGTTGCTATATCTCCAACAATGGCATCTGTGCCATCTGCATTGCCTGTTATCTTATAAACAATACCTGATGCACCGCCAAAAAATACATCACCATTGAACTGTCCCCATACTACAGCAGGTATGTTTTGAAACAAACACCAAGCGTTAATAATAGGATTAAATACAAACTGATTATATGGGTCTGTTGCATTGCCTGTAGGAAAATTTATAAATATTTTATCGCCTTTAGGATCAATAAATATCTGCCACCCTGTTGATGTTCTAGTCTCTTTTACCTGTGCTATTACATCACCTCGTATTTTTTCAGATAATGCTACAGCCTGCGTACCTATTCTGTCTCTGTTAAATACCTTTGATAAAGCAACAACACCTTCTGATGTTATAACAGCTACATCACCGCCAAACTTAGCTGCACCTCTTATCTCATTGACAGGCTCTGCAATTCTGAATGATCCATTTAATGAAAAGCCAGAACCAGGATTGTCACCTGAATAAACAAGTACAATGCCAGAATCCATGATAAATGCTATTAGGTCATCTGTACCTTCACCACCATCTATTGTCAGTGTTTTTATCTGAATAAGATTGCCACCAATATCATCAACAAGACCTAGGTTGAATAGAGTGAAATTCCCTTGAAAGGTATCGACTGTGGCTGAATAATAAAACTTTTGCTCATCTCCCCTAAAATAGTAAACTCTGTTTTTATGTACATGAACGCCTTTCAAACTGTCTGCACTTGTACTGTCTGATAAGGTAATTGATAAGTTTGCCGCAGATGACCCATCCCATGAAAAAGGTGTATCAGTGCCATTGACAAATAATGTTCTGCCATTAAATGCTGCTGTTTGAAATCTGCCATTTGACAGACCTGTTTTCTTTGATACGGCAGATCCAGTATTTATTTGATATAAAACACCATCTGAACCAACTGCTAACAGTTGCCTATTAGATCCTGCATTATGTTCAATAAGTGTTTCTACATTTCCTGATCCAACACCTGTACAAAATGATGAGTAACCATCTCTGAGTGTAATCTTGCCCACTGTAGGAAACATATTTGTCAAGGTAATTGCATCCAGTGGCTGCATATTATCAACAGAGTCACGACTGTTTAAACCGCCAATAGGAGCAGGAACTGATGTAGATTTTACCTTAAATCTGTTTGCTGTTGTAAGTGGTTGCAACATTAACTAAGGCCGTAATTACCATCAGATTGATATGGCCCTATAATAAGTTTTCTTGCATCATCTAATTGCAACACAGGTGATGATCCATTTCTTGCAACAGCCTGTCTTACCTCTAACTGATATTGTTTATAATCTTCACCATATTCTAATCCATGTGCTGCTTTGAAACGCCAAGTAATACCCATTTCCATTGTAGTTTCATCTAGTATGCCTGTATCTGTATCTGCTGCCCACGCAGCTTGCCCACTACCACCAGATGACTGACAGAACTGTGTTGATACATATTCAAAGCCAATAGTTTGTGTTGATGATGGTGTAGGGTCTAATTCAAACTTCAAAGCATTAGATGCAGCTTTTAATCTAAATTTTTCTGTTGTGCCTGTGGTGGCCATACCATGATTAACCAGTTGATATTCTGAACTGGTTATAGGGCCTGTCAGTATATCATTATCTGATCTGTTGTATGATGTTTCTAAAACCAATCTGTCAAAATCACTTGGCAAAGCATAAGCGGCTGTGCCATTTGATGTAGAAAATGTGTGTTCTTTTTTAAGTATTGCCCAATCAGATACACGCATCAATTGCTTACCTTCTCTTTGTGCAAGTGCTAAAAGCTGTCTTGCTATTGGGTCTGTATTAGAGATAACAGAAGTCGGTCTTTCAAAGCCTGTGAAATCAGCAACATTCTGGCACATACTCAAAATTGTCATTTTTTACTCTTCTTTTTTTTCTTCTGATTTTTTGGAAGTGGATTTTGATTTTTCGTCTGCTTTAACTTGTAATTTAGCAATTTCTTGCATAGTGACGTAGATATTACCCATGCCTTGCAATACTGTAGTTTTTGCACTAGCCAAAGCTTCAACTGTTTTAATGCCTTTAAGTTCAAGTTCAATTCTTTGATCCTCTGCTAATCCAGGTAAACTAATTGTTTCATTACTAGATTTTTTGTTTTTATTTTTTTGATACTCTGCCCACTCTTTGGGAAAACGCTCGACATCACTTGCCCTCACAGGTGTTTCTAAAATATCTTTGGTATCTGTTACTGGTATTCTTGCAAAATCTCGCATTTCACCATTAAACATTTTTTTGTAAAACTGTACTTTCATTTCAACTCCATAAAGTTAGTAAAAGGGGCAAGTTGCCCTGCCCCTGATGATTTTTTTTAGTAAGGAAACATACAAATTATTTCTTTATCTGAAATATCTCCTGCAATCGCACAGATATTATCAGTAAAACTTGCAGCAACATCGAGTGTTTTATCACCTGCTCCTGTAGGAGTTAAAGGGTCACCATCCGCACCTGCTGTCAAAGCTGTTGACAAAGTGGCAGGGCCACGAATTTGAATCCAACAATAGTGATTAAATGTCACTGATGTTTGCATAATACCTGCACCAACCTCTGTTCCAGAAAAAGAAACATCGGTGCTGACTTGGTTATTTTTGTAACCATCACTTTGTTGATAATAACAAACGTCACCTGCTGATGCAGTTGTTAATAAACTGTAATTTTGAACAAACTTATACAGCTTTGTTGTTTCACCTATAACTGCTCCAAGCTGACCCACACGAAAACCTTTGCTTAATGATGTTTCATCAGTAGCAGTGGGTGAAAAAGTCTTTGTTGGGTCAATACCTAAAACTGGTATTATACTCATAGCCGTTCCCT